TATCAATTTGCTTAATTAATGAATTTACGTTTACATCCCCATCGTAATATATATATCTAAGAAAAGATAAACCATCAATACAATTCATACTAACCTCTTGGTTACCTGTTGTAAATGGAACTTGTATATAATCATTAAGTAAAAAACCTCTCCATTTAATTACACTATTAATTACCAACTCAACATAATACTTTGTTTCATCAAAGTTTAATAAGTCTGGAAAGTTATCGTAATCTTCTTGGTCGGAAATAATAAAAGATACATTTAATTGAGAAGATATAATAGAAGCAATTGGGTCTTCATTTGTAGCATTTGGCACTAAAGAAACATTTGTTCCTATGTATGGAGTAACAGTTCCACCAACATAACTTTTTTCGTATATCTTAACAATTAATGATGTTTCATCTCTTAACTCTTGAGTTATTGTATATCTTAATCCGTATGCCATTATGCTAAACTAATGTTTTGTCCTTTAAGATTAGATGCCTTTTGCGCTCTATTTGTAGCCAATAATAAATCTTGTCCTCTTAATACAAAACCGCCACCATCATTTGAAGAACCAATAGGGCTAAAGTTTGTAAATCCACCTCCACCGCCTCCAGCAGAAGGAATACCCAATGCACTCATAATTGCTTTAAATATTAAAGCCTTTACAATCATTGTAGTCAATTGAATAATTATTTGCTTAAATGATTCTTCTAATGCCCTTCCTATATTTTCACCATTTGCCATAGCTTGAAACATTGCTTCAAAAGCTGGTGTAATTGTATCTGTAATTCCGTTGGCTAATTGTAATTGAGCATTGTATGCTTTTAACGCAGCCTCATTTTTAAATATTTGATCTGCCGTATATTGTTGAGCAAACATTGGTAAATCCTTGCTTAACTTATTAGGTGTTGTAGGAGTTGTAACTGTATTTTCAGTTTCTATAATTTGAGTTGTACTAACCTTTAAAATCCTTGCTTGTTTACCTAATTTCTCAACACTTTTAGTTGCCTTATCAGTTGCCTTTGTTGTATCATCTGCACCTTTAATAAAATTAAAAAAAGGATTACCTGATGCACTAACATATAAATTATTTACCTCTGTTCTTAAACCTATAATTCCACTTCTTAATGCCAATGCTTCATTACGAGCATCTATATTAGCATCCTTTGCTTTAGCAATTGCACTTGCTTGATAAACAGATGCATCTGCATAACCATTGATAGCTAATTTAGTAGACTCTAATGTTGCATAATATTCCCTACCTGTTTGTATTATTCTTTTATTTGCTTCAGCTAAAGCAATAGTCTTATTAGCTATTTCATCAATATATCTTGTTGTTATAGCTTGTGCAACTAATGCTTGTGTATATAATTCAACTGCGCCTCTCGCTTGGTCAACAGTTGTAATTGTTGATGCGTATGCTTTATTTACCTTACTTAATTCAGTTACGACCGCTTTAAATGCTTCTGCCCTTCTTTCTTCGCTTACATTTGCATTTTGACTTATTGTTAAATATGCTTGTAATCTTATTCCTGTTTCACTTGCTTCGGCTCTTGCATCTCTTAAACTTTGTGCAAACTTATCTTCAGCCTTAGATGCTTCAGTTGTGCCACTTATAAAATCGGCTAATTTTGGTCCAAATGCGACAATTAAAGATGAAACTGCACCCAAAGCTAACCCAATACCAGCTGGACCCATTAAACCACCAGCCATTGCTTTTAAAGCAGCACCAGCACCTCCAGCATCTTTACTTAGTCTTTGGAATGATTCAAGTAAAGGATTTAAGTTATTTGCAATACCAATAAATCCATAAGGAGCATCCTGTGCAACCCTTGATAAGTTTGATAAAGCAGTTGTAGCTTGATTACTTGTACTTGGCAACGTTTTAAACGCAGTACCTAACTTTTGAGTTGCGGTAACTGTTTCTTGTATATTTTGAACCGCTTGTTGATTGTCTGCGGTTATCGTAATTTTTAACGTTTCTTGTGCCATTTTATTATTTTACTCCATACAACTTTAATGTCCTTGCCAATTGCTCTTGTGTCAGCTTTGGCTTATCATCTTCTTGTTCATCACTTGGTAAAGGAAAAAATGATCTCAAACTCTTTGGACTTTTCTCACTTGTATTTACTTTATAAATCAAATAAGCTACCATCCTTGTTCTTTCCCATTCTCTCACTTCCTTGTTCTGATAAGCCGTTTTATACAACAAAAATTCTCGCCACGTCAATTGCCAAAACTCGTTAATCGTTAAGCCAACTTCAATAGCGAGAATAATTATTGAGTCCCAACTATAAAACCCTAATTTTTTTTTTCGTCCGTTTCCTTCTCTGGCTTTAAATCTGGAGTCATTGAATCTTGCATATAATTCATAAACTCAACTAATTGTCCATCTTTTGCCGATAACCCACCTACTTGATCTATCCATTCGCACACATCAAACTCATCAAAATCAATAGGCTTTTTAAGGCTCTTGCATCCACTTTCTGCTGCCGCTTGAACAATATGAACGATTGTATCTAAGTCATAAATTCCTCCAGATAAAACCTCGATTAGCTGCATTAGATTTTTATTCTCTAATTCGCAAAACCTTTTCATAGCCCAAGTTCCCCACTTTAAGTGGATTGTGTTGTTGTCAGTCTTTAATTCGAACATAGTTTTTTATTTATTATGCTTGCTCTGTTTGAGTAATAGGAGGAACACTTACTACAAAAGTTGCAGTAAATTTAACATCATCTTTATCGTCAGCAGTTACACCAAAATCGCTAATAAATACTAATTGACCAGCACCGCCATAATATACATCTCCAGTTGTTGGAGTTGCTTTACCCATCTTAATAGCGAATAAAGTCTTTGCAGCGTGAGCCGTGTATAATTGTTGGTAGCTATCTTTAGATGGAGTTCCTGTTTCATCAATCGCAAAACCTTCACAATCAAAAGATTGAGAAAAAGAAGGTGCTGGAGTGTACTCGTTGCCACACTTAGATGTTGCATCTATTGTGTCATTAGTTGATGTTAAAGAGTTAGTAGTCAAACAAGCAACAGGCTTGAATGTTCCATCATTGTTTATGTCAGCTAAGAGGATATAATCTCTACCGCTTACTTTTGTTTCTGCCATTTTATTTAATTTTAAATTTGTGTTATTATAATGTTATAAGTTATTAATACTCTAAAAACGTTATCCAAAGGGTTTAAGCCATCTAAATTCCTTATACTTTCTACACTTAAACTTGATGCACCAAACCCATTTGATAGGGTTATTGTGGTATCAGAGTTTATATCTTCCAACACTAAATCGCTTATAGTTTCAGCACGTTTATATCCAAAGTTAGCATTTTTTGTAATAATATCAACATCGATGCTTATAGTATTTGTATAACCAGCTTTGCCTTGATCTTGTGTTGATGTTCTACCTGTCATTACAATATACTCATCACCAGCACCCTCTGGAGCAAAACCATCGTAAACAACCAATCCAGTTGCACTTGTCAAGTTGGTAAAAAACCATTTCTTTATTTCTATATTAGGATTTAGCATCTAACAATTTTTTTAATCTATCAATTAATTTTGGCTTCTCCGCTTCAAACGAAGGTATCAAAAAAGGTTGTGGTCTTATGTTTACAGTTCTAATTCCTCTACCCTTAAATATCTTTGCCAAATCTTCATATCCTGCTGGAATCCTAACTTCCCCACCTGTGCCAAACTCTATGTAAGCCGAATATTTAGCTTTAGCCTCTACTTCATAAGTCAAATCATTTACTGGCTCAATAGATATTTGACCTCTTAAAAACCCTAAATCAATAGGTGCAAGTCGCTTTGCGCTGCTCATAATGTTTAAAGCCGATGAATTAATCTCATCCCCTACATCTTGCCTTAAATGTTTGTCCATTGTTTTCAAGGCATTTTCAACTTCCTTTATTCCTGTTAAATTAATTCCAAATGCCATTATCTGTAAATTATTAACTCCAAGAACCTATTTTGGTTCTCAACGTTCTTAATGGAATGTATCGTATATCTTGAACCTTCAACATCAACTTCGTAGGAATCGTTTATGTTAACCCCAAAACGAATATAAAGCCTGTTCCTTTGGTCGAATTGTAATTCTGACTGATCTATCTCACGAACTTGATTATCTGGTCTTAAATCACCCCAAACTGTGCTTTGTAGGGCAAATGTGGTAGTGAACCCACCTTGACCATCACTTGTTCTTGTTGGAGCATAGATTAAGACCTCACGAGTCATCGTGTTGGCATCAACGTAGTTTGCTTTCGCTTTTCCTAACTTCATATTATAAAATTGGGGATATTCTTGTCCATCTTTGACACGCTTTCCAAGACTTCTCACAAATACCAGAATCGCCATCCAATCCTCTATTCTCGTAATCATAAGAGATTTGGTCTAATATGGCTAATTTAAGGTCTTTGGGGATAGTTGTGTAACCAGCCTCATAAGTAGCCTTTAAATTGGCATATCTTGGAGATGATAGTTTAGGGAACTCATTACCTATTAATTGTAGGTTAGGTGTTGTAATCTCTAAAGCATCTTGCTCCATATCAAACAACTCAAACGTATCAATGTCAACTGGTCCAAATGGAATGTCAAAATTGCCACTCACATTGTTAAAATAAGTAGTTATGTCTTTTGGTATCAAACTCAATCCTGTTGCAACTTCAATAGCTTCTCTTGCTTGTGTAATCATTAACGTAATCAAAGTATCTTCAGCACTTGTTGTAACACGGCAATACAATTTTGCCTCTGCTAAAGTAACTGGCTCTGTTATTGGTGCGATAGGAACTGCACTAAAATCATTAATATAATTAGAATAAGACATATCCTTTTTTTACAAAATTACTTAATTTATTCCAATAAAAAACCCCCACCGAATTGGTAGGGGTCATTTATTTACTAAACCTTAGAACTATGCGTTAATTGAAGCATAGATAGCAGAAGTACTCAACATTAAGTTGATGTCTTCGTAACACTCAATACGAGCAGTTACCAAGTTCTTCTGGAAGTTATCTCCATTCTCATAAGAGAACTCGATAGCTAAACCTTCAACTTCAACTCTCTCTAAGTAGCTTGAATCAAAGATTAATACTTTGTCATTAGTTACCCAAGATGCAGAAATTACAGGAACTCCCCAGATTGTCATACCGCCGTTAGGGTTTACAATAACACTACCAGCACCAGCATAATAACCAGCAGCAATAGTTGCTTTCAATAATTTTCCCATTTGTTGTTGAGAAACTAAAGCGTAAGAAGGTACAAAGTTTGCAGCCTTTTGGTTACCGATATAATCTACTAATTGTAACAAATCGTTAGTTTCAGCAGTTGTAGTTGAACCAGTTGCAGCAGCAGATACAGTAGAGAAGAACGCAGCGTTCTCAGCCTTAAAGAAATCTCTTTGTAACATTCTTGGTAAAGTCTGTGTCATAAATGGTAAAGACTTCAACATTTGCTTAGAGAATGTAGAGAAACCAGCTAAGTAATCGTTTACAACCTTAACTTCAGTTAAAGAGTAATCGTTCTCACCTTTGTTGTTTCCTTCAGTTTGTGCAGCGATGTTGTTAGTTAAACCAGCGTTCTCACGATAGTAAACATACAATCCAGTTTCGCTTCTAACAGTAGGGATCAAATCTCTAAAGTTTAAACTTTGAGAAGGTTGGATAGCTGGGTTAGGAGCATAAGTTGCTTGAGAATCACCAGTTAAGTTACCACTTAAAGTCATAGTCTTAACATCGCTTAAGTCTAAACGGAATTTACCGCTATTCTTTAAAGACTTCTCCATTTCGTCAAACTTGCCATCTAATTTTTCTAAGATAACTTCATCCATAAATTTAACTTCTCTTTTAGCAGCTTTCTTTTGAGCAGCTAATTGTCCGTCAATTTGTTTTTGTAACTCGTCTTTTACAACAGTTATTTGTGCAGACACTTCTTTGATTTGTGCTTCTGCGTTAGCTTGAAAACCTTTAAGGTTCTCAGCCATTTCGTTAATTACATTTTCCATTTTTACTTTTTAAATAGATTGTTAAATTGTTTAATTGCCTTTAATACTTCCTCATCATTTTTTTCTTCAACTTCTGGTGTCGGCTCAACTGCTTCAGCGGGTTGAGTGATTGTTTCAGTAATCTCTAAAGTTAATAACTCGGCTTGTATTTGTTTTATTTGAATCTCCATTAAAGCAAAGGTGTCATCTGTGAATGTACCACCTCTAAATGCCTTGATTAAGTTTTCTAATCTTATTGATAAGTTTTCTTTAGTTTCTTTGAACTCACCCTTAAAACCCAATGTTGGAGTTTCAGGATTAGCACCCCAAAGAACTGCTGAACCTTCATATAGTTTTAATTCTGTGATTGTACGCACACCAGTCTTTTGGTTTACATCAGACTTTAACGTACTAAAACCGATTGAGTGTTGATTGATTAAACCAGCTTCATATAACTTGATAGCATCTTCGCCACATTCAGTTTCTATTAAGTCAGTAACCGCAACAAGCATATCGCCTTCTATGTATAACTCTTTAGGCTTACCTAAAGTATGTGCCATATCAGCTTTGTGATCTACTAAAGACCAAATCATATTCTTTCCTTTTGGTCCACGTTCTTTGATAGTCTTGGTAAACGCTTCAGCAACGATAATATCATTGTCTAAATCAACGTTACCAATTCTTGACCAACACGCTTTTACTGTTCTTGATTCTGGCTCTATATCCAAAATCATATCATTGTAGCTTTTGTTTTCAATCTTACTCATATAACAAA